GATAATGAAAACTTCTATGTATGTCAGCCGCCATCTTTCTATAAATCACAACAAGAAATCCAGAAAGTAAATCCGCTTTATGCTTTCAAGGTGGCCACTGCTTATTTTAGAGAACAAGGGAAGGTTCCGGTATTTGAAGATAGTAACTGTAGATTAATAAAACTATGAGCATAAAAGCAAGATGGGATTACAATCGTTGCTTTAAGGATGAATCACTGGACAAGGATTTGTTCGTAGAAAAATACGGACGGGTAATGGGTGAGCATTATTATAACAAGTTTGTCCATGAATTTGACGGAAATATTCTGAAGATGGTTGGTTACTTCAGAGGTTCCGAAAAAGAGGGGCAAGTCTTCTGCGATATGATAACCGAACGTATTGAAAAATACGAAAAGAGAATGTCATATGATAAAGGTAAGTTAAACAATTAAAAAGATATTTATATGAACAATTCAATGGTCGCTCACTTGTGGGCTCATGAACGAGAAGAATCAGCATCAGGGAGCAATTTCTTCTTTGAAGGTACAAGTATTTATTCTTATGGGCATCACTTTGAAGTCGGGAGAATAGTAAAAAACAAACAAGGGAAGAAAGCATACCTGATAAATGAAGATTATTATTCTGCTACCACGGGCAAACATCAACGCTATGTTCGTGATGCGATACCAATTTGGGCAATGGTTTTCAGTGTAGGGGATAATATATCGGATACTGGTAATATGAGGTTTGTTGCCAGCAAACTGGAATCAATTAAGAAGTCTATTGAAAAATACAAAAGAGCTAAGACAGAATTATCTTATACAGATATTTGGGGCGCTTTTGGGAATATGATGGATTACATTCAGTTCTTTAACATGGGAACTGCTGAGAGTATCCTTAAAAAGAGTGCTAATGATTGGCTTGGAACCAATCATGAATTATCCAAGAGCGAAGATAGTATCAAGCGTAAGCACGTACATGAATTAAAACGCATCTTTCAAATTTTATTGGATCATCAAGGATTAAAAGTGTTAGGGACCGTAAATGTGATTGTTGATGAAGTTTGCGGGGAAGGTACATGGATTAAGTATTCAGAAAGATCTGAAAGATGGAGAAAGGGTGAGGAAGAAAGAGAAAGAATAAAATTAGAGAGATTAAGAAAGGAAGAAGAAGCCCGTTACAAGGATTTTGATGAAAAACTGGAAGAGTGGAAGTCAGGAGAAATCAATTTCTTGAATACACCTTTCTATATTCCTGGTGAAAAACCTAACGCCTGGATTCGTATAAAAGGAAATATTATTGAGACAAGTAAACAGATAAAGATTGGAATAGCAGAAGCCAGAAAACTGTGGCGGGCTGTGTCGGCAATGCACCGGGGAGCCGAGTTTCGGCACGGTCTGGTGGAGGACGTCACCGGTCACCAGTGGAGTCTAAATCGGTACGAAAACGATTTGCTAACCGCTGGATGTCATAGGATAGCATATAACGAAATGGAGAGAATAGCAAAACAACTGGGATGGGTGTAAGTAACCCATCTTATTTCATAACAACTAAAAACAAGAAAAATATGGAAAATCCAATTATTGTTCCGTTTGATTTAAATACGGCGAGAAAAATTAAAAGCGGAGAAATAGAAGGTTCAGTATTAATTGGTAATATTAAAATAGAATTTGTATATGAGTCAAAAGACTGTGCAGATCGTTATAATTTACTTTTTGTAAAAAAAGATGAATCTGGGATAAGTGCTATATATGCCGATACAGAAGGTCGTACTTTTTTCAACAACGTTCTGGAATTGGAAGTAGAGGCTGGAGCGTATTTTAAGAAAGGAGATGTATTAATAAGCACGCTTGGGAACCCATTTATATATAATGGTATTATTAATAGAGAAGGAGATATGGGATGCATATATGGTATATCGGCATATGGCGAGATCACATCTGAAGAAGTTCCAATATGGACAAGTGTGTGTAGTGAGGATAAATCCAAGTATGTTAGATTAGCCACAGAGGAAGAGAAAAAATCTTTTGCTGAAAGAATTGCTAATACAGAAAACCTTGAAAAAGCAAAAATCATAATAAAAAAATATCTAAGTAAGTACGAATATTTACTTGACGGACAAAAGAAATACGATTTTAAGCCATTCGATCAAGTCTTGGTGAGAGCGAGCAATTACACTCACTGTATTATTGTGAAGCGGAATTTTTATCTCGCTTGGTAACAGTAAAATACAAACGATATGAACAATTTTGTAATAGATACTCCAGATAATTTCTGGCAAATAAGATGGCTTGACAAGTATATGGAAGGCCACAAAGGGTTCATAGCTGGTGGATGTTTTAAGAATATCCTTTCCGGAGAAAAAGTAAAAGATATTGATATTTTCTTTGAAAGTGAAAGCGATTTTCAGGAAGCTGTTAATTTGTTCAATGATGGAAGACATCGGAAAGAAGGATGGAAATTTAAGTATAGGAATGAGAAGGTATGCGCATTCCAGAAAGAGGGAGAAAAGGTATGGGTAGAGTTCATAGAGTCAGAGTTCGGAAAGCCAGAAGAGATTCTTAGGAGCTTCGACTTTACTGTGGCAAAAATGGCTTACTACAAGGAGCCTAAATACGAAGAAAAGGAAGATGATTATTTTCCATTCTCATCTACTGATGTAGTAGGATACGAGTATAAACTACTCTATCATGAGAAATTCTTCGAACATCTTCATATGAAGAGGCTGGTCATTGACGAAAATATTCCTTTTCCAGTAAGCACATGGGAGCGCTCATATCGGTATAAAGGATATGGTTACAATATGTGCCGGGAGACAAAGAAAAAACTTCTACAGGCTCTTAAAGGTGTAAACGTAGAGGAGGAAGATGTATCTTTGTACACTACTGGAGGATGGGATTAACTTATAAAACATAGATATATGAATACATCATTTGAGAAATCTAAAAACAGTACAGATGAATGGTACACACCTAAAGAAATTATAGACGCTTTAGGGGAATTTGATTTAGATCCATGTGCGCCTATGCGTCCGTTATGGAGGACAGCCAGGGTTATGTATAACAAAGAGCAAGATGGATTAAAACAAAAATGGGAAGGAAGGGTATGGTTAAACCCACCTTATTCAAGACCGACTATAGAGCATTTTATTACTCGTATGGTAGAGCACAATAATGGAATAGCTCTTCTTTTTAATCGTCTTGACAATAAGATGTTTCAGGATGTTGTATTCCCGAAAGCAAAAGGTATATTGTTCATGAAAGGAAGGATAAAATTCCACAGAGAAGATGGAACAATAGGTGAAAGTCCAGGATGTGGGTCTATTCTGGTTGCATTCGGCGAAGAGAATGCGGAAGCATTAAGATCTTCTAATATTGAAGGAAGATATATACAGGTCAATCAAGAACCGTGTAACACCAATGTAGATTGGGAACAACGTAGATACGAGATAGCAAAAACCATACTTCCTATCACATCCGTATCAGGACGTGGACCTCACGGTGAATTAATATTGGAAGCGTGTGATAAGGCGGCTGAATTAGCTGTAATATATGCGGATGCTTTAATTAAAGAACTGAAATGAAATCAACAGTATATGCTCATCTTGAGAATGATTATAGATTTTATAGACTTCCTCTATTTAGAGCTACGGCTGTAAAATACGGATGGGATAATCCTATAGGGGAAGACAGCGGGAGAGAAAGAAAATATGATTCACAGTATTAAATGGGTATATCATGAGCACAAGTAAAGAATACAAGGCAGTAAGGAACTGTATATTAAATGAACTTCACCTTACCAAAGAAGATATAATCAAAAACATAGAGCCGTTATTGGAGAAACACGTAAAACGGTACATGGTTAATACATATGGAGGTGACAACCAGATAGAAAACTGGATCAGATGCATGGTGAATGATGAACTCAAACGAAGAGATCATGATTTTGTAAGAAAAGCGTGCGAGAGCGTCATCAGGGATCATGTATTAAATGAGTTGAATATAATCGTAAGATCCAAAAGTGAGAAATGTACATGTGAAAACAGAGTACCATCCGAAGAGGATAAGAAAGTGTCAACTGACGGACTGTATATAATCTACAAAGACGGACATGCAGAGCCGTTTACCGGCGATAACTCCAAAGATTGTGTACGATACATTGGGTTGAAGCACAGATACATGTCATTTGCAATCTCACTGAAGGAGCATGATATCGTACAATTGCTTGACGATGATAGCCGTGAAGAATCCGGAAGTGGGACATATTATGAACGTGAATGTGATGCGCTGTTTGACATTGACGGACGCGGCAATACGGAACGCCTTGTAGCCAGAAATCCAAAATTGAGAAATCTGCTGGAAGATGGCGAGTATATACCATCTCTTGGTCAATTAAATTTAATGGCCCATTATATGAACGAACTAAACAAAGCATTCGCTTATGTTTCGGCATCTCCCCTCTCCTCGACGTGGTATTGGTCCAGCACTGAGAGCAGCCAGGCCGTCGCGTGGTACGTGGTCTTCTCCAGTGGCCTCACGGGCACCGGCAACAAGCTCATCGGAGACATGGTTCGGACGGTAATTGATTTTTAAAAAGGATTACAATGATAACATCAGTAAAAATAAAAGACAATACAAAAACTCCTTTTGAATATGCTTCTGACATAGAAGCGTTTGAAAATAGTAGAGAATTTATTTTCAAGCCAGGAGTGAATGTAATTATAGGTAAAAACGGTAGTGGAAAATCAACCTTGCTTAACATCATATCAATGTATGCGTTATGCGAGAAGTCCATGTGCTCTGAAATACCAATCGAGGCACTGGATTTTCCACCTATATTTGATGATGATGACAAGGTTCTTGATGGGATTGACATATTATCCGATTATGCAGGAAAGGTATTCCGTTTATTGCCATCGGCGGAGATGAATCGAGATAGCGTATTGAAAAACATCAGCAACTTAGATTTGTATGTGAATAATATTCGAAGATCTTATGGAGAGAAAGTGGTGTTATCATTGGAATCACTTTTCAATTTAATGTTCGGTCAAAAGGATTATACATTTCCAATACAAGATCTTGTAGAATACAAGAAAAAATCAAATGCGTTTTGGATTAAAAGAATTGATAACCTGTTGAAGTATTATGAAAGAAACCGCATAACATTAACAGAAAGCAGTTTTGAATACACGGTTCTCATGGATGAGCCAGATAGGAATCTTGACATTGACAACATAATGCAAATTTATAATGTATTATCATTCCATAAACCACAAACACAAATTATAGCCATAGTACACAATCCGGCATTGATTTACAAGTTAAGCAAATTAGATTGTGTGAATTTCATAGAGATGACAGAAGAATATCTAAAGGATGTTGTCAATTTCATAAGTGAAACAAATAAATGAAAGAGGATGAGAAAAGAACTGAAAATAATAGGATCAAGAGAACGGCACGTATTTACAGCGACATTCATTCGTTTTGGATTCAGGGATGGGTATAAAGGACCTGTAAAGACAATACTTTTACAAGACGTGTTACTCGATGGTAAAATAGTAACAGATCATTTGTGGTTTGATTTGACAAAAGGATTCGAAAGCGCCGATTTATTACCAGGCGATGTGGTTGAGTTTTGTGCAAGGGTTAGTATTTACGAGAAAGGATATAAAGGATATAGGAATGACGTATTCGATAGGCCGATAGAAAAGGATTATCGATTGTCAAGACCAACAAAGATTAAAAAGATTGGGAAGAAATCAATAGATTGACATACTACCGCGAACTTTAGGTGTGGGAGTATGTCGAAGAGATGACAGAAGGGCATCTTAGTAAAACTTGTATATTTGTGTCTAATTAATTAAAGGCGAGATTGAAGTGGATGAAA